GCGTTGCTGCGGGCCGCCGCCGCCGTTAGCCTGTCATGCGCCAACTGTACCCGCCCCAAGGCACGGCCCAGCCGGTCGTAGTTGCCCTGTTGCGCGGCCAGCCCCTGGCGCGTGTCGCGGGCCACGCGAACCTGCGCCAGACTCAAGGCCCGCGCGCTTTTGGTCAGCCCGTCCAGACTGCGGCGGGTAGACGCCAGCACCGAGCCGACGCTGCCTTGCGCGACCGCGCCGATGGTCAGGCCGATGCCGACGGTACTGTTTGCCATGTCCTAATCGCCCCGCATCCGTTCGCTATGTGCCTGCGCCGCCTCGAACCAGCGCCAGTAATCTTCCATATCCAGCGCGTCAATCTCGGAAGGTTGCAGGCGCAGCACCAACACCAACCACTCATCGACCCGTTGCAAGGTGTCAGGGCTGCGCGCGCGAAGCGCCGGCCAGCTCGCGAAATCGCGCCACCAACTGGTTGTTATCCTCCAAATCCAGCATGTCCAGGTCTTCCATCGTGTGGCCCGAGAGCCGCGCGAACAGGAACGTTTCCTGCTCGAACTCGTCGCGGCTGAATTGGCTGGCCGCGCGCAAATCGGCGCGACGCGCGCGGCGCAGCGCCAGACGCTCTACCCGCACGCCTGCCGCGTTGGTAAACGGGTGTTTCAGGTCAAACGCAATGGCGGCGGGGGGTTCGGTCGCCGCGTCGGCTGCGGTGTCAGTTCTGGTCGTCATGATGTGGTTCCTGTGTCGGGAGAAAGGGCGTTACATCCCCATGTTGGCGCGGGCTTGCGCCAACTGGTCTGCGCCATCGACGCGCAGGATGTTGTTGAAGACGTCGATCATCAGCACCTCGCGCCCGTCGATGAGCTGGCGCACCGAGGTGGCGGTAAAGGGCGATTCGTATTTGACCGGCTCGTGCGCCTTGTAGGCCCCCAACTGATAGCCGTTGAAGGTGACGGTCAGAAACGTCGCCAGTGGCTGCTCGGCCACCTGCCCCTGGCTGGTGATGACGCGGATGCTCGATGCGCATTGCAAGGACACCGATTTGAACGGGGAGGCCGCCAGTAGCGCCGAGTCGCCGTACAGGCCCGTCCAGATGATTTTGCCCTCGATGGCCTCCAGCCCGTCGGGCAGCTTGGTCTTGCCAAACATGCCGAGCGCGGTGAAGTCATTCATGATGTATTTGATTTCGCCCAGATCCACCTCTTCGGCACGCCCATACAGGCTGTTGCCGTCCAGATAGACGTTGGCGTTGGTGATGCGGTTGATCTGCAAACCGGCCATGATCAGGCTCCCCCCAGATTGACGAGGTATTCGTCGGTGATTTCGGTCTCGAACGTGCCGCGCTCAAAGGCAGGCGGGATCGTCAGCTTGTAGTTGAAGACGACGTTGCCCAGTTCCAGATTCTTGGGCGGGTTTCGCGCCTCGTCGTACCAGCACTCGCCGCCCAAGAGCGCGCCGTCGCCTTCGAGCTTTCTGAGAAACTGGTTGACGCTCTCGACCACCGCGCCAATCAACGCGCCCGTAATCGGCCGGTCCACAAATTGCAGGCTGGCGTAGCGGATCGATTCATCGACAATGTCTTTGGTGCGGCGCACGTTGATGAAGTTCTTGACGTGGGTGACTGTCGGCCAGGCGGCGGTGCGGTTGCCCCAGCTACGCAGGCCCGTGCCGAAACTGTTGAAGACCGTCATGATGCCCGCTTCGTTTAAGGCATTGACCTCGCTTTGCGGGTCATCGACCCGCGCCGACAAGGGGCGCTCGACACCGATGACGCCCTTGAATTCGCTGTTTGACGGCGACCACCAATAGCCGCGCTCGATGTCCTTGGCGGCCATGAGACCGGCCAGCCGCTGGCTCATGGGTTCCAGGCGGGTGCTGTCCGTGGCCGCGTCATAGACTTTAAGGTGCGGGTAGCACAGGATGGCGTGCTCGGAACTGGTATTGAAGTTGATGTCGCCCAGCGGCCCGCGCCCGTTCAAGGCTTGCGCGGGGGTAATGCCGATGGGTGCGTCGATCAACGCCATACCCCCCATACGCTCGGCCACCGCAATCAGTTCAGTGCTGACCGCCAGCCCGGTGCAGTACGCCGGGGCAATCAACAGCTTGGGCCAGTAGCCAAAGAGGTTGTAGGCATCGTCCAGCGCACGGACACCGGTGCGCAGGCATGTCCGAAGCCGTGACCTGGGCCGGGTCGGCGTAGACGTAATCAGCTTTGACCTTGGCCAGCGCCGGGATGGTTCCAGAGGCCATGCGCGTCACCGTGCCGGTGGACGCATCAAGCAGGTAGTCCGTCCCTGCAACGTAGCTTGTGTTGCCGCCCTCATTTTTAAGCGTCAGCGAAATGACCGCCGGATTGTCCAATCGCAGACGGTTGTTGACGCCAAAGGTGGCCGCCTCGTCCGTGACAGCATCACGGTGAATATCCGGGTCCAGTACGTTGACCGCCAGCACGGTGCCCGCGCCGTGGTCAAAGATGGCGTCAAACGCCGCAGGCATGGTAAAGCCGGGAACATCCGGGCCGAACTGTGCCGCGTCGCGCTCAGACAAACATTGGGTGAGCGTGTTGACCGGCCCCGCAGGTGCCGTGCCAATCAGCGCAATCACCGCGCTTTTAACGATGCGAATCGGACGAGACCCGTCATCGCGCTCGATGGTCTCGATGCCGTGCAAAAAAGTGGCAGCCATTATTGCAACTCCTTCTCGAAATGTTCGATGCCTTGCGGCGTAATGCGGCACGTCAGGCGGCTGCGCGCGACGTAACCCATGCCAGTCAGAAAGCGCAGCGCAAAGGCGCACTCGTCAGGCGCATGGCCCAGCGCGTGCGTCAAATCGCGCTCATAACCCTCTACGCGCAAATCGTCCAGCACGGCCAGCGCGTAAAGTTTTTCCAGCATGCGTGCGCGGATGATGTGCTGGCGCACAACAAAGGCGCGGTCGATGACACGTTCTGGCGCGGCTGTCATGACGCATCCCCTTTGTCGCCTTTGCCCTTGCCTTTGGGCGGGGCAGGCGGTGGCGGCGGGTTTTCCGCTTCGGTCACCGGCACGGCAACCAAGCGCTTTTGCGCCAGAAGCGTCTGCGTAAACGGGTGGTTGGCGGGTAGCGCCACGGGCGTTTTGGGGTTCAGCAATACGTCCAGGTCTTTGCCGTTGACGCGCAAACTCGCGCCCGATAACGGCCCAACATAGGTGTAGGTCTGCATGCTCATCAGTGTTCCTCTTCAAAATGCGGTTGCAGCAGCGCAGCCGTTATGGGTTCAAGCTTCTGCACCTGCACCGTGCGCGTAGACCACTCCTGCCCGCACTGCCAGATGCCGGTGGTTTCATCAATGACGTACTCGGACACTGGCCGCAGCGGGCTATCGCAATGCGCAGGCGTAAACCCCGTCAAGGTCTCGCGCAGCCGGTCCAGCCAGCCGATGACGCCATCGGGGCCGTGCAACTGGCAAAACACCAGCGTCAGCGGCAAGGTCAGGTGGCGCTCGACAAATGTCAGCCCGGTGTCCTGCTCGCTGCCAAAGCTGCTCCTCGAATACCCCACCAGCACCGCGCCCACGGGGTGGGCCAGGTGAAAGCGGGCCGGGTCTTGCGGAAAAAATTGCACGTCCAGCTCGCTGCCGTGCGCCGCCCGCAAGCGGTCAACGACGCTCGCCATGATGACCTCGGTGAGGGTGTGCGACATCTCACATCCTCCACTGCGCCAGCACGTCTTCGCCAAACTGGCGCGGCGGCACTTTTATACGTATCGCGCCCGCCTCTGGCACCGCCTGCCCGCTTGCCGCATCGCCAAACGTCACCTTGCCCGACTGGATATGCTCCAACACCTTGACCGCGCGGTCGCGCCGCTCCTTGACGGTCTCGGGCATCGCGCTTTCCATGCGCCGCGCATACAAGCCGTAGCAGGCAAGCTGCAAGGCCAGATCGCGCACGATGGTCGGCACCGGTTGCAGCGGCAGCCGGTGGCGCGCGCGCAAATACCCATCGACCATCTGGCTGGCCGCTTCGATGGCGCGGTCAACCACCGCCGCATCGGGATTGCCCGCCGCTACCGCTGCCGGGTCATCATTGGTTAGCTGCGCAAGTTTCCTCATCGGAATGGCGCACAGCACGTCGGCCAGAGTGACATAGGGGGTAGTCATGATGGCACCGGGTCTTTGTGCTCAAGCCGCCTTCAGTTCCACCAGCGCTTCCGGGTACAGGCACAGCGCCAGCGGGTTGGCCTGCGCTTCCAGGTCCCAGCCCTTGCCCATGCGCCGCTCTTCGGCCTTGGCATAGAACGGTTGGCCCAAGGTGTTGACGGTTTCGTTGTAGTTGGCTGGCGCGTTGTAGAGGTCGTAGATGCCAACGCCGACCGGAAAGACCTGCGCCACGTCGTCGGGGATGAATTTTTGCCCCGACACACTGGCGTTGTATTCAATGAATTCCACGCCGCCAAACACAAAGCCCTGCCGGTTGTCGCCGGCCAGACGGTCGCTGGCCTCCTGATAGTTGGCAAACGCCGCACGGACCCTGTCGTGGTCGGTAAATTTGTCGAACCAGTCCGGGCCGCAAAAGGCTTTAAAGCCGCTGACCAGGACGCCGCCGAGTTTTTCTTCGGCATGGCGCTTGGCGCTCAAAATCTTGCCGCGCACGTCGGTGGTGGCCGACCCGAGCGCCACATTGATTTTCTTTTGCGCCACGCCAAATTCGTCGTACAGGTCAACGAGCACGCCGCCGTCCGCATCCAGTATCTTGCCGCGTAACGCTCCAATGCGCTGCCATTCGCGCGTGGCTTCCAGACTGTTTTTAAGGCCCTGCAATTTGTCGTTGATGACCTGCGCCTGCGGGTCGGCGGGCGCGTCCTCGCCCTCGCCAAACTGCGACAGGTTCTGAATTTCCGAGGGCAGCACCTGGCAGGAGGTCGGCAAGTGCGCGCACTCGAAGGTGCGCCGGGTGCGCTTGGCGTTGGCCACGGGCTGCGGGTCGTCGTTTCTGGACACATTCGGGACCAGAAACAGCCGCCCCTGGCGCACTTCAATGACGACAGTGGTGGTCGGGATGCCGCGCTCGTTAAAAATCCCCAGGCTGCCCGCCTTGGTAGGCAGCGCGGGCAGCTTGTTGATGGCCGCCGTGAGCGTGGTAACGGTAAAGAGATCTTGCAGGTTCATGTCTCGGGTTCCTTGGATTGAAATCAAACGGGGCGCATCAAAGCGTGGGGTTAGAGCGTGGCCCGGGCCACAATGCCGCGCTCGTCCAGGCGTTTGAATGCGGCAGCTTTCTGCGCGTCGGTCAAACCATCCGGCCAAATCAGCGCATCTAGCGCCACCGTCGCGCCGCGCGCAATGACCACACCGCGCGCGTCGCCCGCCGTGGCATCGACCCGCTCGGCAGCAATGGCCGTCTGCGCCCCGTTCTGACCGGTCTCGTATCTGACGTACTTGCCGCCGACAAAGGACAGTACCGTGCCGACTTCATACGGTTCGGCATGCTGCGCGTAAATCCCCCGGTCGCGGGTCCAGCCACGCGCCACTTCGACCAGCAGCACGTCGCCTAGGTGTTTCGGTTCTTGATGAGTCGCCATGAGGGTTCCTTGAATGTCTGTAAAAAAATCAGATGTGCTTGCGCCGCTGTGCGTCGGCAATCAGCGGGTTCACCGCCGGTTTGGCACCCGCCGCGCGGGCTTTGGTTGCGACTTCACCGAACTGCACAGATGGCGGCAGGCTCGCCAGAAACGCTTTGAAGGCAGGCAGCAAGGGACGCGCCCGTTCCCCCTCGCCAAACTCGATGACGCCAGACGTGTTGCGTTTGGGTTTGCGCCCGCTGGCCATTTCCATAAACGCCACCACCGACGCACGGTGACGCGGCAGGATGCGGCCTTCTCGTATCAACCTTTCGGCAAATTCCGCCGCTTCTCCCGCCGCCGCCGCGCCCTCTTCAGCTTCGAGTTTCTCGGCAAGCTTTTCCTTTTCCTCGGCCAACTGCGCAATGGTTTCGGCCTGTTCCGCGACCTGATGCGCCAGTTCGGCCACCACGTCCTCGGCGGGCGCGTCCGGTTTGACCTCGGCATCAGCCGGTTTTGCGTCTGCGGGCGCGTCTTCAACCTGCTCTTCCAACTTCTTGAGCTTGTCCTCGGGCAGCACGTCGTCGGCGACTTCTTGCCCCTTGTTTTTGATGAGCCACGCGCGCAACTGCGCAAACAGGCCGTGGCCGGCAATCTCGCCATCGGCGTCCAGGTTTTCCTCAAAGGTCACGATGCCCGCCGTGGCTTCGCCAAACTCGATGCGATCCAGCCCCTTGACGGCAGGCACCTGCGCACCCAGAAAACCAACGTGGCGCAGCGTCCAGACGCCCGGGTGCGGGTTCTCGGGACAATCGGGCGCATAAAACGCCGCGCTGATTTTTTTGAACGCGCCGCGCTCGACCAGTTCGGCAAACGCCGGGTTGACCTGACGCGGCACCGCCCGCAAGCCCGTCTTGTCGGCCATCAGGGCACCGACCCAGCCGTGCGCCGGCCCGTTGGTCTCGGGGTGGCCGACCACAATCGGCGCTTCATGCAAGTCCGGGTCGTAGGCGGCGGCGCAGGCGCGCAAATCGGCTTCGCTAAAATCGAGCACACCGCCCTGCATCGGCGTGTGCCGACCGGGCTTGAAGATGTGCAGGGTGTTGAGTTTGCTGCTGCGGTTTTTGGAGCGGGCTTTCATCGGCAGTGACCTCTTCGCGGTGGCCTTGAATATGTCTATGCCGCCACTTTGCCCGCGCCGGATGCGTAAGACTATTAATCTGGTTTAAAGATTGCAGGATGCAAAAAAAACGATCCTGGCCGCAGATATTGCTCCCCTCGCCCGCCCGGCGGGAGAGGGGGTGGGGGAGAGGGTGCCGTTGACCTGCCCGCCGGGGCGGGGTGGGCGCAACCCACACCGCCCCACCAAGGCGTTTATAAACGTTTATAAACGCCCTCAAAACAAAAACCAGTACCCAAGGCAGTCCCAGACCTAAAAACGCGCTACAGGGGCGATTTTGGCGTTAGATTATTTTTCCCCGACAGCAACCTTGTGCAGGTAATCTTCGCCCAGCCGCACAATCGCCGCCTCGGCCTCGGGCTGCAAACGACCACCGACCATAGGCAAGTAGGGACGCGCGGGAATGTTCGCCTTATGCCCGCGACCGGCCTTGCCGCCAAACTGGTGGATCGCCGCATGGCGTACCTCGGCTCCCACCCCCACCATCGCCGAGCGCTCGTCCGATGCGGTCACGATGGAACGCGCCAAAGTGCCTGACACCTGCAATATCTGCCCCGGCCACTTCTTTTTCTGCTCGCGCTGGGCGATGGTGCTGGTCGCCAGCGCGGGCCACGACGGCCTGCCCTGCGCCGCAAAGTTCGCCTCCGTTTGCGCCAGCAGTTCCTGCTTGATGGAGACCATCAAGGGTGACAAATCGCCGGTAAGCTTTTGCAGCCGCGCCAGCATCGCGTCCACTTTCCGCGTATCCATCTTCACGCTGATTAACGGTTTGTCGGCTGCCATGTTGTTTTCCCCTCATCACGTTTGACTGCTGCGCCTGCGTGAGCGCAAAATACGCCGCAGGGCGGTTGTTTCCAATGGGTAACGGTTGAGGGGTCTGAGCGTCTTGAACGCCAGCACTTGTCATTATCCGGTTCAAGTCCGGCACCGCCCGCTTCCCTACCTGATTTTCTGATACGTGCCATTGTTCAGGCCGTTCTGAATATCACCTACCTCTACTTTGAATACCGTCGCGGCATCGTCTACGGTCACGGCTCCGGTTTGCACGCGATTGGAGCGCACCACGAGTTTGCTGGCCCGCCCGTCGTCGCTGTCCATCACATACAAAAAATTGCGCTTGTCGGTATCCCACAGCACCATCTGCGGTTTGGCGAGCCGCTCAGGCAGCTTCGCCCATTCGGCAGCACTCAAGGCATTGCCCGCCTTCATGTGCCGCTGCGCCTTCTCGCCACTGATCAGATTGTGCCGCACGTAAATCACACCGCTTTTGAGTGCCACGCCTTCTTTGCGCGCCCGTGCCAGTTCCTTTTCTCCCATCACGCCTACGCTCATGGTCTCGCTACCCATCTTGGCATCAGGCGCAAGCGCACGCCGCGCCGGGCAAAGACCTGGGCTAGCGCGCGCTCGGCCTGATACAAAGACCAGTTCGAGGTGAGATATCCG